AAATTCTTTCTTACCTGCTCTGGCTGCCGCGGCTGCCGCTTGGTTGAATGCATTTTCTTCAACTTCTGCTTCTTTGACTTCTACGTCTTCTAATTTCATGTCTTCTTTTCCCAGTTGTTGGAGCACGTCGCGAACCATGTTGCTCACGTCGCTGGTACCAAGATCACCACCTTCGTGGAACTCGGCAACGCTTTCAATAGCGTCATTTAAATCTAATATATCTACTTCACGCACCAATGCACCAAAGTTCTTGGCATTCATCATGCGTCTTGTAATTGCACTGGCGATGTCTTCTACACTAGCACCGTCGTAATCATCGTCGCTATGATCAATTGGTGTGATTTCAGCTTCGTTTGCCATTCTTTCTTGTTCTTCTGGCGCAGGCTCGCTCATTTCGCCACACTCTCTGCAACGACCAAGATTTGTATCTTTTTGATAACTTGCAAGCGGCGCACCACAACACTCACTTTCAGGTTCGCCTCGTTCTTCATTCACCTTGCCCCAACCAGTTTTAGCACGAACAGCAAATGCCAGTTCACGCATTCTTTCAATTTCGTCTTTGGTTTTGTTTTCTTTGTCTTTGAGCTCATTATAAGACTTGCGCAGTTCTGCGGCTGTTTTGCCTTTGTACTTGCCACGCTCTGATTTAGGTGTTGGCTCCATGTCAAACTTTTCTTCAACTTTGTCCAGACTTTCTAAGATGCTGTAGATATTCATTTTCCTTCCTAATAGATCTATACGGGTATTTATGCTGTTACTAGTAAAAGAAATGAAACTTTATTGCCAGATTACCATCCAACTTATAGAATCTGTGCTTTTTCGATTTTGACACAATATTTCAATTTGTCCATTGACTGCTATAGCCTTAACAATATCAAAACTTGTGTTGTTTGTAACAAGAACACATGCTGGAGGATCTTTGATGTTTAGATTTGCGATACCAGCTCCATTTAGTAACAGAATATTTCCACATTCTTGCCTAATACCAGGTTTTCCCATTGGCCCAGTATGTCCTTGTATGCCGATGACACCTGATCTGCCTTGAATTCCAATGGTGCCCTGAACACCAGGAGGCCCCTGATGTCCAATACGTCCAGCTATACCTTGTATGCCTTGTAAGCCATGCGAACCTTGGACTCCGACTACACCTTGTGTACCGGTCGATCCTTGGATACCCTGAACGCCTTGAACGCCGGTTGCACCCGGCATACCATAATGTCCTTGTACGCCTTGTATGCCTTGGATGCCTTGCACACCTTGAATTCCGTAAGTACCAAAGGCACCCTGGGCGCCAATAGCTCCTTGAATGCCTTGAGTTGATTGAGGGGACACCTCTACCATTATCTAGCTGCGCTAGTTACTTCTGGTAGCTCGTTGGTTCCGCTGATTGGACTTTTTTCTTGTATTGGATAATCGCTTGAGGTTTTTGCGGCCGGGGTTTTGCCACCTGCAATAGTAAAATCACTCTTGTATTCGTTTTGTACAACAATCTTGTGCTCAAATGGATCAGCACTATAGTCATCGCTTAGTTCTTTCTGCTCTGCGTTTGGCGCAGGAAAGTCAGTGTCTGCTAGTACGCTTTCTGGTTGCTCTTCATACCCTTCACGCTCTTGGTCCAACTTCTCAGCATACTCGCGTTGTTGCATGAGCATGCGATTTGGATCCATACCAAGCAGTTCACATACTTGACGCATGCCAATTTCAGTTGCTGGATAGTTAAACGAAACATCCATGTGTGTTAAGCGTTCGTTTTCAAACTGTGGAAAGTCAGGCAGTGTTTTCATAACTGGAGTACTTTTCTTTTCTGACATCTTAATAACATCAAATTGGGCCATACTTTTTTCCAATTGATTCATCTGTTCTGCGGTAATATCACCTGCAATTTTAATACGATAATCAAAGGTTTGTTTGGTTTCCACCAAATATTGTGCAAAATTCTTCATTGTTTTCCCCTATATGCTATTTAGCATCTTTATCTAACAAACGCTTGAGCAACTCGTTTCGATCCAGTACCATTCCAGTACCAGTCTCTGCATCAGCATCAGGATCTTTGTTCATCTGATCCATGCGCAGTTTTTTGAGTTGCAAGTCAATCATTTTAAGTTTCTTGTTTACCTTGGCATTTTTTGCTGTGATAGCATGACCTAGCATGCTACTAGCTGTGTTAAATATTTCACTGGCCCATCTGCTGTCCACATTCATACCAAGATCCATGAGATCGTCAAATGTTTTAGTTGCTTTTTCAGCAAGTTCATCCATTTCACGATCACTACTCTCTAGGCCACGCACCTGTGGCAGTGCGGCATTGATTTTATCCAGTTCAGAGAGTGCTGTAGTGTACTCAGGAATATCGTTGGCGGTGCTTACTTCCTGTGTTGGTTCTTCTGTTTCTTCTTGTTGCGGCAGATCAAACAGTTCTTCAAGTTTCTTTGTCATACTAATATTTAACTAAATATAGTCAATGAACGGTAATAATATGAGACTTATCTTAGACACCCTCAAACAACTAAATGAAAGTGTGGGTTTAGCAAACCGACAACCAGGAACCAGTTTTAAAAATCCAGCAGGAGATGAACTGTTTTTTCAAAATGTTAACTTCTACCCTGATGGGGGTGGTGAATACAAAGACAACGACGAAATGTTAGCGGCTGTTAACCTACTGTCTAGCAAAATAGGCATACAGCCAACAGATATTGAGTGGATGAACTCTAGCACTGTACAAAGCAAGGCATTTGGTCTTGCACATTTTGTCGATGCACAAAACCAAGATGTGTACATGGGCAGATACATGCAGAAAATAAGCCCTATTAAAGTACAAAACAGTTTTCCTAATGTAGGGTTGCCAGGTGGATATAGACTACAAACTGCTGTTGCACAAAAAGAAGCCGCAGGGTACAAGCCAACAGACGTCCTTACCAAGTTAGATGATCTGCGTCCAGAAGAAGTAGCTCAACAGATTGTTGCCAAGTTTGGCGAGGACAGCGATGAGGCTCGTGCAGTAACAATCTTTATGGCGGAAGATTTTCCAATGAGTATTCCGCAAGGTGATATGATTTACACAGCATTCACCAACTACTTTTGTGAACTTCTACAGCCAATGGCATTGGTTATGGGTAAAAAGTTAGGCAACGAAGCAGATGCTCGTAAAGCAGAATCAGAGTTTCTAAGTGAAGGCGGATTCTCAAGTTGTACTATCAGCTATGGTGCTACAAAAACTGGCGGACTTACTGATAGTGTGCTGATCAACAGTGCCGGCCAAACCATGGGTGTTAGCAGTAAAGCAGAAGGCGGTGCAAAGGCCAGTGCTAAGAACCTCAAAGACAAGATAGTAGAAATGCAAAAAAGTTCAGAAGGCAGACAAGTACTAGAACGTCACAAGGAAGCAGTGAGTGTAATCGAAACCGTCACTGAAGGTAGCACACCTGGTCCACTCAACATGGGTGTTATTGCAGGTATAATTACACCACAAGAAAAAGAGCAAATCCTTGCGATCAAGAATGTTCCCCCTGGAGAAGAAGTACTAGGTAACGGAAGACTCAGCGACAAACTTGAAGACATGTATCGTGGCAGAAAAGCTCGTGATCCAAGTGCAGTCATCCCATTCTTTCATATCCGTGCAGTTATTGCAAACATGGTTGCAAAGTATGTAAACGAAAACACAGACTTTAGTGTAGCAGCCGCTGAGATACTCAACTGGGGTGCGTTCATACAACTTAACACCACAGGATCTAGTGCCAATAGCGAAATTAAACTAAATCCATTTGATGCTATTTTTCCAAGCAAAGCAATTACAAGTGTAGAACTTAGTGCTGACAAAACTTTTTATAGCACAGGAAGCAAGGGCAACTTTGTGTTCAAGATTGGATTAAATGGTGGCAGTGTGCCGGACGACGAAACAGAAGTTACAAAAGTCGATACCAAGCCGGATGTGGATATTACAAAACAACGCAGTGATATTAAAGCGGCTCCTACTGCAAGTTCAGAGCCGTTGGATAATAAAGCACTGGGAAGAAAACGTAGAACTTAGCGCCTGCGTTTTCCACCGCCTTGCCTAAAAATATCGTCTTCTGTTATTACGCGAAAAGTAATACCCTGTTGTCTACACCAGGCTTGTGCGGCTGCCCATTTAGCATGATTCACTATAACTACTGCTCTTTGAGCATTATTTTGTTTACTTTCCACAATACTTTGCCCTTTGGGCTTAATTTCAATTAACTCTGTTACAACCAGATTGTTTTTGTTACGATATTGTATTAAAAAATCAGGCACATAGGTAGTTTGTTTTCCTGTTACAGGATTGTGATAGGGTATGCGAACACTTTCACTACTCCATTTTACAATGTGCTCATTCATATCGCAGAATCGCATAAAAGCTTGTTCCCATCCGCTACGGTATCGTGGGCGTTTTATCCCAAGATACTTTTGAGGGTTCACGACACTGTATAAACCATTGGCAAATTTATTCATGATAATATATTACGAGCTACGAATTGATTTGGTGTTACAGTTACTTGCACTCCTAAAAGTGTTGCAAGACTCCGTATGTTATTAAGATAGTAGCACAATGTTTGTGTAATTTCCAATGATGTTTTACTTTTGAATTCATCGAGTAAATCCAAGATAGGAAGTTGGCTTCTTTCGCTTACTTCAAATAATGTTACTGTGAAATTTCTAGCAGCAAGATCTTCACTGAATATTGTTTTAAAATAACTGTATACTAAATCATACTCAGCACCATTGACCCGTGCTTTAAAATTATAAAAATCATTAAACACATCTACTGTAGCATCATTGGTTCGTTGTTTTTCGTTAACTAATCTCATTGATTACCTCAACTTGTGCTGACTGGTTGTACTGTTTCAGGACCTGATGGTGTCTGATCTGCTGGTTTTAGTGTATTGGTAGCTTTTGGATTTGGTCCTTGGTCAGCTGGATCAACAGGAAAAACTGTAGCATCAACAGCTTCAATGCTTTTGTTGATTACACTAGGTCCTTCACTTCTTATTACTTGTTCAATGACCCCTCTTCCTTCTTCTTCAATTATACTCTGTAAGTTCTTGTCACGGAATGTATCAAATGCTGTACCAGCTTTTTGTATTGCTCCAATAACACCACTTACACTACCACTTTGTAAATCGTTAACAATACCGCCAATTGCATCAATCAAACCACCTTGTCCGAGAATACTGGCCGTACTACCAGGACGAGCAAGTGCGCTCTTAACTTTATCATAATATGCATCAGTGGCAAATCCAGGTGCAATACCTTCTGGATCACTGCCAAGAGCGCCACTAAAATATTTTACTGTTTCATACTCTAGTGTCACGGTGTGTTCCATGATGCCAGTATCAGCACTGTAATCGAAAGTATCGTGAGCCCAGGATGTGATTAATGGATTAATCAAAACGTAAGCAACAAAGTTGTGTTGGTTGAATCCAAAAATAGTGATATCACGGAAAAATATTGGTTTGCCGCCATTTAAAAACTGACTGTTACTATCTGAATAACTTTCGCCAACATATCCCCAATCATTTTGTGTCCGAGTCGGAGCATAGATATCTCTACTGTTATAGCTAAACCGAGAAGATCCATTACCGTCACCTGTGATGCTTGTTGGTGCCCCATTGGTTGTTGGATTACGGTACTGCTGGGTAGGATCTTTGTAGTAGTAACTAAAATAATTATACCACAAAGAACGTATTAAATCACTACTGTCATCATGAAATGTAATATCAATTGGATCATACTGAATTTTGCTTTGCACTTGACGTTTTCTATTGTATTGATTCATTGTTTCAACATCAATGGTATAACTAGGTAGTTTCACATTTTTTACTAGTAAGCCAAGTGTAGTAACATTATTACTAGCGAAAATCCCGTCAGTGCCTAAACGTGGGATTTCCGCTGTATTAATATTGAAGAAGGTATGAAATAAAAACTTCTTGCGAGGTGCTAGTTGGTATCCGTTACTACGAAAAGTTTTACTAGCATGTCTGTAATCTTTTAGGTAATCACTCCCAAAAAATCCTTTTAAAAAATCCTCGCCAAAAGACATTATATTAACCTGTTATGGTTTCTCCGGTTGTCCTAGCCACTGTAGCACCTAGACCATCACCAATTGGTGTCTGAAGAGCATTATCAAATCTTACTGTCATTTGAATAGTTGCAGGATCATTGGACGCATAATCCAAACTACCATAATCTACACTAGAAAGATAACAACCGTATAGTTCCCAAGTTTCTAGTACATTTGGTGTGCTTGCGCCATTACCGCCGTCTAATACTTCGCAACGAGTAATGAATTTGTAATCAATACCCGAAGCCGCACTTGCTTGTTCAACAAAATCCATTTGCTTTTGCAGTTGTTCTCCTAACAGTTTTGCTACACTACCACTTGCATCATCGCGGAAGTTTACTGTAACTGGCTGCCATTCGTGCTTGCCCGCAAGATAAATTCTGCTGTTGTAAATTGGAATTTCAATTTCTCCGAAGCTAAGATTTGGTCTTGAGAAGTCCATTACTTGCTTGGTCAATTCTGTTCTTGGAGTGCTGACTCCTAAGTTTTCAAATACCACACGGAAGCGATATTTTAATTTTGGCATTAACAGGCCTTGGGTTGCGCTCGATTGATCACTGGCCAAAGGCACTGTCATTTTTGTTAATGATGATACGGCCATTTTATTCTCCTCTATGCATTTATTTATCAGATTCTTGAATCAAAAAAACAGGGCCGGAGCCCTGTTTTCCTAGGTTTTGCGCAGTTTAACCGCCTGCAGCAATTTCACCTGTGTTCTTCAATCGAATTGGAATATAGATAAATTCAATTGCTTTAACTGGTTCAATTGCAATGTCAACGTAAAGTTCGTTTGCGTCAATTCTTGCAGGGGTGTTGTTTGATGTATCACATACCACTAGGTAATCATAGAGACCACGCTTGGCAACAAGATCATTCATCAAGCCTTCAATTGCATCCTTGATTTCATTTCTTGTAATTGTGTCATTTGGTTCAAACAAGAACTGCTTACCAATGAACTCCATTCTTTCACGAATAAACGCTACTAGTCTTGCAACGTTAATCCTGTCAAGAGCAGTGGTTGCACTTTGTGTAGTTTTATTACCAAAGTTTACAATACCTGTTCCTGGCAAGAAAGTTATTGGGTTGACTTGGTTAGTATACAATGTATCACGTGTACCTTGACGTATTGCAGTTGGAATAAATTCTCCAGTGGTTGCATCAACATATCCAAGTTGTGTACCGTTGTCAACAGTACCACGTCTTGAGCCAGCCGGTGCTAACCAAGGAAATGCAACATTGTCATTTCTTACAAATGTGCGCAACATCATATGACTTGGTGGCTGTACAACACTATTTCCACTGAGGTCATTTGTTTGTACACTTGGATAGAATACACCAAGATATGGATCGCGAGTATCAAGACCATCTGCTGTAGGTAAGCCAAGCCCGGTATTGTTGCTTGCCCAATTTTCTAGATCAGTATTACTATCGTCGAGTCTAAGTGGTGTGTCACCAATAACAAATGCTGTGTTATTGCGTTCGTTGTTTAGTGCCACCATGTTACTCATTAGCTCTGGATAGCCAGGACATGCAATCAGTGTAAACTGCTTTTGCTCTTCACGTAAAACAGTGTTGCTGTCAATACTTGACTTTAAAGCATTAACAATTAGCCTGCGTTGCGCTTGACGTCCCATGTATGGCGATCCGTCTGACTTTAACCCACTTGATGTGACCCATGTATTAACTTCTGTTGGTAATACATCATCAGGAAAATCAATAGCATTAAAATAGTTAACTTGATAACTCTTAACATTGTAACCACTGCGTCTCATATTCCACAGCAACATACCTGTTGGATACAAAGCTGAATTTGGTGCATCAATATCAAGATAATCACTGGTTAACAAACTTTTTATTGTTGGAATATCACCTGTAACTACATCGGTGGTGCCATCTGTGTCCCATCGAGCATCTGCGAAAAGAATTCCGTTTTCGCTTGTCTGGTCTGTGTTGTCAATTGCTACCCACTGACTTACTCCACTTAATGCTTCCCAACGATAAATCTTCGGATAGTTTTCAAGATCACTAGTATCAATCCAAAGATCGCCAAACACAAGAGCAGAATCGTCGCTTTGTGTAGTTGGCGCACTAGCACCAATCTGAGGACCATTTGGATCAGTGTTACTAAGATCCCAGCCTCTAGCATCGCTGGTTACATTCTGGTATCCTTTCCAACCACTGCCGTCATGAATCATAATATCAACTTCGTCGGCAGCACTATAATACCAATAAGTGCCTTCTGATGGATCTCTACTTGGTGCATTGTTACTGGCTGTATAGCCATCTGTGCCACCTAGTGCAATCCAGTTACTTAGAATCAAGTCACTGTTGTTGCCAGCTCTAACATTGCTAAGTGTAGCATTTATTCCAGCGTCAGCAACAGGTGTGCCTGAAGTATCTTTCAAAACAATTACACCACCTAGTTCATGTTCGATTTGAACTGCACCACTGCTAGTAACACTTGCTTTTACATTAGCAACGTTTGCGGTTGACACAGCTTCTACAAAATCTGCTGCTGCGGTACCATTAAGAGTAGCTGTAACAACAGTACTAAGTGTTGCACTGTTGGCACTACTGGCCTGGATTGTAAATGTTTCACTACTAGTGAACGTAGGTGTTGCTGTATTTCCAGTGACTGTGGTACGACCTGCAACACGCTCAAAAATTTTCAATGTCGCTGTGTTGTTTTCACTTACATCAAACTGTGCATACAGTGCTTCCGCTGCAATATTGACTCCGCCACCGCTTGCATCAAGCTGTTGGTTTGCAGTTTGATCATTTTCATATGCCGGACAAGTCACTGCATTAAATGTTGCAGTTGTATTGCTCCACTGATATACTGCTATATTAATTCCACCAGCAACTGGAGTTGTCTTCTGCCACACAGAGCCGCTTGGACGAGGTGCTGATGATGTACTACGCCATTCTGGATTGTCATAGTGTGGACTTGACTGTAGTGTTGGTGCATAGTAAATTCTTGCAGTGATACCTACATCTGTAAGGATGGTTCCTGCACCGTTTGTAATGTCAACAATACCTGTGCTTGCGGTTGAACCGTCATTGGTTGCATTACTGTCAATGTAAATTACCAGTTTGTTGCTTACAACCTTAGCATATACGCCCGAAATTGCTGCGTCATTGATATCAATAGCTAAACTTGATGCAGTAGTTCCACTGGCAGTAATTAACGTGTCATTCAAGTAAATTGTGTGACCTGCTGTAATGGTTGGACTGCTTGTACTACCAGTAACGGTAGGCCAACTTAGTTTCCAACTATCACTTCCTACAAGCACCCAGCTGTTAGCAGCAACGTGTTCTGTATTACCTGATGTTGCAGTAGTAGTAAGTCCTGGACTCTTATAGTAATACGGGTTGCTTGTATTGGTCATTACAACTGCGTACTCTCCAATATTACCAATGCTTGCTTTTGGTACACCTCCAGATAAATCAGAAGTGCTAGTAATATCGATGGTTTCTTTAGCAGTGAAAGAA